AATCCCAATACGCCGAGATTGAAAGTCGGTTGAGGAAGAACGCTAGTAGGATAATTTCCTTCTGTTGGTCCTGTCGTCCAACTGAAACCACCACGAGGACCACCGCCTCTTCTAGTGGTTATGTCATATTGAGCCGGGTCGGGATTTCCTTGGTAGCCCATATAACTGAACCCAACAGTTCCGGCGATAGTTCCATGGAGTGTCGGGTCGAATGGCCTAGGAACGCTCAAAGATGTATAACATGAAGTGTATGTCTTATCCTGTCGCCAACCGCCAATTGATAATGTTGACGGGACTAACCCAAGTCCGAAATGAGTTGGGAAGTGAGTTGGCCTCTCGATTGTTTCCTTCTGAACCATCCCAATAGCCGCAGAAGCCTCGGGCAAGGGTTGACCTCTATTCTTTCGTAATGCAATTCCGCCCACTGTTTGCTGACCCATCTTGCTATCGCAGTTCGTGGCCTTCTCTTGTCTTTCGACATTTGTTCTATTGCTTCTGACAAGCCGGCAGGTGGGTCAATTGTTTCTTTTGGAGACTCACGGACTATCCGATGATAGCGCTCTAACTTCCTATCCACGGCCTTTCAGACTTCGCCGGGGCTTATTCCTCTTCCGATACCAAGCCCGTCCATGAAGTCTTCAATTCCACTGTGTTTTCCGGAACACAAGGACCTTTATCGTCGCAAACCCAAACTTGGAAAAAGAAGTTTCTGTAAATCTCGGCGCAACCATATTCACGAGCAGGTTCGACTCTAGCAAGTTCCCAAGATGAATCAACGGTTTTCCTTACCACTTTTCCATCTTTCATGCTTGCATAATCATCACATCTGTTAATGATGTAAGCCTGTCCGCCGGGTTTCAACAAGCGCCGGATGTCATTTACAACCTCATGTCTTTTTTCCGATGTTAATATAACGTCGAGAACATAGATGCAGAAAATGAAATCATATTTCCCCTCTATTCTCACCGGGTCCCATGGAGAGTCCGGAAACCAATTCGGGTCGTATTTCTTGAAACCGAATCTCATAGCATCTTGGCCGCGACCACATCCGTAATCAAGAACTTCAAGCGTCGTTTTGCACGTTCCCGGAACAGGCTTCAAGCGCCCCGGAAATCTAATTTGTCTGATTGTGTAAATAACCACTGATAGGGAAGTGCTATGTTCCTCGGCCGACGTGGTGCAGTTCGCCATCCTTCGCCTTTCCAAAATGCGTTGGAATCCTTCTTCGAAAGTATCTCAATTCTTGCATTCCAAAGGAACTCGTTGCCTGCCGCATTCTCGTCAGTCCACTTTTGAGATAGATGAGAATCGTACTTCTTAGTGTCGATGCGGATTTTATCCATGTTCTTGACCCTTGCCGCACCTTTATGAATTGATTGGTTTTTGAATTATGCGATTTCCCGGTGGCTTAGAAGCATCCCTGCTCCTATATGATAGAAGATAGAACAGACCAAGTTCGCCCCAAAGTGTTCTGCTTCCAAGCAATACAGTCAATCTTCTAACGGAGAATATGTTCTCTCATATCCCCCAACTTCCTAGGCTAAGACGAATCAAGTTCGAATCGGTCGTAGCCACCGGGTTTGCGAACTTTGCTCGGATAAGCGCCGTTCACTCTGTACTGTCCTAGGACATTCCATTAATAAATCTTTCTATTGATAACTATTAACATTGATAAAACGAAACCTTTATAAGCCAAAGGTTGTTCGTTAGGTTTGAGGGAAGGTGGCTTCTCTTGGGCGCTTTGACGCCCGGGCAACAGGATAGGGGGAACGCACTCTAAGAGGTCCGAAAGGAATTGCTTGGTGTTAGACTTGATTATAAAATGAACTAACGTGAGAGAATGGTGGTCAGTAGCCTATCTATAAAACATTTGAGTTCTCGTGGTTGGGAACGAAATCCTTACCGGGATTGTGTGGAATATGCGGCCGCCAAACCGGCGAATCTGAACAGAGGCATACTGTTGCCCTTACAAAATTATTCTAATCTTTTCATTGATATGTGTTAACATTGATAGAACGAAACCTTTATAGGCAAAGCAGTACACGACAGTATATGAGCAGAGATTACGGACAACCGCAATACAGAGCAACAACCGCAGAAGCGCAGGCATACTTATCCGCACTTGTAAGAGATGGAATGGCTGACGAAGAATGGGTCGCAACGACTGAACAAGGGGTATCTCTTGACCTTCAAGGACAATACCTTTCGCTTGTTGGTGGATTCAGAGCAGGTCCTCAACCTTCTGATTTGTTAGACCAAACAACATCTAGGCAAATGCAGACTGTTGCATTCGATATGTTCATGACAAGATTTAGAGCAGAAGGTCGTTATGGAACATTAAGAGTTATCTTCCAAAGTGGAATGGAATGGACTAGAGACACTTACTGAATAATGATTCCAATCTTTTTCATTAACCAAATCGCCCACTTGGGATAATCATCAGTGTTAATCATATTGGATAGCCCGGGATTTCATCAGCAGTAGTTCCGCCTGCATTAGTTTCATCCGCCGGATTGACATATTGAGTTCCGCCACCCGGAAGGTAAAGAGAGGATTGAGGAAGAGGGGTTTTGTTCCATGACATTTCATTTGTCAGCCACGCTAAATCAAGAGCGGAAGCATTGAATCCATTGTATCTCTGATAGCACAATTGAGGCGCTTGATGAGGGAATGTTTCAGTTCCCGCAATTCCGCTCGCCGCTCCTGTCGGAAACCAACCATTAGTTGAGTCGAATCCTAGACCGGGAACGGACAACCATCTCATGTTCACCGAGCGAATCACCCAATGGTCATCCGAGCCGGCTTGCGACCATTCGAAAGAAGGCATCCAAACTTCCAAGAAATGTTTATTCTGTCCTTCCCAATCTTTCAAACTTGATGGATAACTTCCACCCGTTGAAAAGTTTTGATGTGCCATTGAATCAGTATATCCGCCATCATAGATTGTTCCGTCTCCGGGCTGTGTTGCGTCCATTGGACTAACAGGCGTTGCCGGAACTTGTAGTGGTGAGATTATACTTTGAGTTGTGTTAGTTGTTCGGGTTGTTTTTCCTTTCGGGGTTGCTCCTTGTAAAGAGAAACCGAATATCATGTGTATCTGTCCGTCTCCGTTTGAAGTCATTGTAATGTCGCTAAGATATGACAAAGTATTCGAGGCTACTGTCGTTGCGTACAAAGTTCTAGTCGTTCCCAAACCTTTCGCCGTTGTATATTGTTCAAGGAAATCTTGTCTTGTATTGAATGTGTTTACTTGGGTTGCTCTATGATAAGTCGAATCATTCCCCCAAATGCCGGTCGTGTATGCTCTGTCTTTCTCATCAATAATTGCATCATAATAAATCACATCTGTAGCAGGCGTCGAATTAACATCTCCCGACAAAACATAACCCAAGTTCGAAACTGCTTGACTCGTGTCAAACTTGATTCTTCCCATGGAGTCCGAGGATGTTCCTTCCGCTCCCCTATTGACGTAAATAGCCGTGAACCTTCTAGCGGCAGTTGTGTAGTTCGCTGTTGGGTCGCCTCGATAAAACACAACAGGAACACCATCACCTCGCAAACATATTTTCGGCATATCGCAATAAATTACTTTTTGATTCAGAGTCGCCGGATTATTTGTTGCCGCGTTTGATTCTTCGGCTGATGTCATTATCGGAGATACCAATTGAATACGGGAATCCGTTGTCTCCGGATGATTCCCATTACCTACGAACGCAGGGAACTCATCTTCTGTAGCCAACTTGTTCATTAGCCATATCGCTGAATAATTTCTTGACCCACCATTGGTTGATTTGACTACCTGTGTAAAGGCCAAATGCAGGCGGTCTGATGCGTCGCAAACTAACGACGGTTGTCTTAGGTCATTTGGTGAACCGGCCTTCTCTCCATCCGTTCCTGTAAGAGTTCCGGCGTTAATCAATTGAGGCGTGTGAATTGACCAATCCCAATCATAAACAGGAGTTGGAGAGTTGGATTTCAATGTGCGCTTGGCGTATGTATAGTAAAGCCTGTGCGCCCTTTCGAGAGTTGATGTGGAATCGGACTTCAAAGCGGTGTACTCGATGACAGCGTGGATTGTACCGGCTGAATCGCTTGCGTATGCCGCACCCAATACTCGACCCTTGTCTGAACTTCCTGTCAGAGTTTCTAACAAAGGTCCGCATTCATCTTTACCATCGTAATTTGAACCGTCTGTTTTCAGAGCCTTGCTATTCCAAAATAAATCCTGTCCTGTCGGTTGTTTGTAGTGAGTCCACATCGGCATATTCGAACTTGATGCCTGCCCACTTCTTTCGATTAAGAATTGGTGAAGAGTTCCTTCGGGTGTTCTTAGTATTCTCTGACCTTTTCCTAATCCGGCATCCGGACTGTTCGTTCCTGTAAATGTGAAATCAACACACGCTTCGGGAGATGTGTAAACTTTCTTGCCTGCTATCTCTGAAAGGAATCTCGCTCGATTCAATTTTTTATCATTCATCGAACCGACACCTCTAGCAGATACCATAGAACCGGAATCCCAAAATGGTCTTGTTGTCTGACTTAGATGAACTTCTGTTGAAGATTGCAGTTGTTCACTGACTGCCAATTGGTCTAACCTATTGTATTCAGAACTTCTAGCAAGCATGATTGGTGGGTACATATTTGTCTCGACTTCTTTATGACTGTATGTGTTAGGTGGCATTATCGGCATAGCCGAAGCATGGAATCTATCTGTTGGATGGTCGCCCCAAAAAGCAGTCAATCCCGTACCTTCGATTATTGGTCCGTGTACTCTTTGATATGAGGAATCATAACCACCCATCTTCGCACCGCCCGAGTTCAAAGTTTTGCGATTCCAAAGATTCGTCGATAATGAATAATTTCCAAGAGTCGGCCTTGAGCCACCCGGCAAGTTTTCGGGGCCTTTGTCGAACCCACTATTGAACCCAATAGCCCCGTCAAGTTCGATTGTATCTGTCCTGTGAAACGGCAATTCAAGTTCCAAATCGAGTGAACCATTTCCACCACTTCTTGCTCGAACATGAACTGCCGGCGGAATCAGAAGATGAAGAGGAAGGTCATACCCAACTCCGCCGTGAACTTGAGTCCAAATTATGTCAGTTTCGTATGGGTGATTGAATCCCGAAGTTCCATAATGCAAAGGACCGAAGTGAGAGAAACCACCTCTCGGTCCGATATAACTTCTAGCCGCACTAGCGTTTTGATTATTATTCGGAAAATAATTTTCCCAAAGTGAAATCAATATGTTAGTTTCTTGGAAGAAGTCTGTTCCATTACCGTAGTCTATTGGGTCGAATAGGGCAGTCGGCATTGACCAACCGGCCCACCCAACTTCTTGATGTGGATTCATTCCAATTCCGAAATCTGAAAATCCAATTGTTGTCGGGATGTATCGAGTAAGAAGTAGGAAGTTTCGTCTTGCAGTAGCCCAAGTATCAAGCGTCGAACGAGTTGTTCCATTATTTCCGGCAGGTGAACTCATGACTCTATCAATCGGCATCGACTGTGGATAACCGCCGGTGTGAGTTCCATCAGACATTAGATGCGGAAGCGCTCTTGGAAGAACGGCATGACTACATCTTGCTTCGGGGTACGAACCGTATGTAATCGGTATCGCTCTCTGACCCGACTCTTGATACCACCAAGCAATCTGTGAACCATTCCACCATGTATCGTCGAAAGTCCAATTTTCAACAGAGACAGTTTGTGTTCCGACTTTCTCTGTCGTGATGTCAAACTTGGCTCGGCCTGCTACAAGTTTTCCACCGGAAGCAGGGGTGTTGCTGAATAATAGAATTAGAGAACGAGCCTTTGTGTTCGCTTTCAGAGTAGTCCAAGTCGGCCATCTTGAAAAATTATTTCCGGGTGGAGTGTTTGTTGATTTAGTTCCGTCAGCCGCAATAACAGGTCTAGGTGCTTCCAAGCCGGCTATTTCATCTCCTGTTCCCGGCCAAACACTTCCGCTAGAATCGTAAGTCGGATTCATAATTGATTTACAGGTTTTAGAAGCCGCATCGTAATAGAAACCCGACGGACATTCTGTCGCACTTATACTCGGATTCAATGGAAATCCTACATCTTCGTAAGGATATTCGTCAGCACTGACAATCACATCTCTCTGAATGGCGGCCATTAACATTCGGCCATCTTCTTGAATGCTAAGAGACGAGCAGTGCAAACTTGGGTGATTAGAAAGAAGTCCTTTGTCTTCTCTTCCCAAATATCTCATCAATTCTTTTTGAGGGAATACCCAATCATGAATTGACCACCCCTTCCAAGTTTTTGTTGCAGTGTCAGTGATAGTAAAACCACCATCCATAGAAGCCGCATAGAACCCTGTTATGTAGTCTGTATTGGTCTTGGCTACCATCGCCGCCCTTAGTGGATTATCGGCCATTGTAGTAGCCCCCTTGGTGTAAAATGGGTCGCCCCTGCTACTGTATTTGAATATCATAAGTTCAGAACCGGGCGGATTACCTGCGTTGTTATCTCCATCCGGCCACATCTGTCCGTTGCCCCAAACTTGTGAGTTGAAATCAGAAGCGTGAGTCATGTCAGCGGAGACGAAAAGTTCGCCACCATATCCATCAGCATCCCATAAATGAGATATTCCACCTCTCTGATAAAACCCACCCGGCTCAATTGTTCCGGATAGTCTAGGAATCTTTGCCCAAGCGTGATTTGAGATTGGTCGAAATGGTGTCATTTGATGAAGACCCCAACCCTGCGAAGTTTTTCCGGCGAGAGCGTTAGTGCCGTAATTATGTCTAGGCATAACAGAATGAGCGCATATTTTCTCATTCATATTCAAATCGTGAGCCGCCCCTTGGCTAGTATTGATGTAAACCTGTTCCAAGTTTTCCGGATTTATTCTGAAAACCGCATGGAAAATGTTGCATGGCTCTCCGTCGTAATTGGCGTCAATAGTCGGCCATCTCGGAGCGGGATTATTTCGACTTGTCGGAGTTCCAACATCTTCGTGTCCGTTGTTCGGACTTGCCGCCGCTGACTTCGCAACATTTGTTGTCGGTTTTATTACGGAGACGAGAACGTGATAATCGACAATTGGTTTTCTAAATACAATATTAGAAGCGCCACTATGTTGAGTTGTCTTCGAACTTCCGGGAGCGACTGTGATATTTTCATATCCAACAATTTGAGGAACAATTTTTACTTTTGTTGGAATCCTGTTTTTCAAGAAAGCCGAACTGTAAGTGTTAGAAACCGAAGTTGCATTCATGTCCGCAGTATCTCCAAGGATTCCCGGAGCATTTGTTGTTGGAATATCTCCAACTAAATCTTGATTTCCGCCGCCACCAAACGAACCCTTGTTGTCGTACAGAGTTCTTGTTGCATAGAAGGAAGAACTATTGGCGTCAATAGTCGAACCGGCAAAGCGTTTTGCGCGAGTTTTCATCGCATCTGTCATCGGTTGAACTGCTGTTCCGTCTGAACCATATCTGAAAATCGTGTCATATTCTTTAGCGGCATTGTTTGTTCTTTGAGAGTACAAGCGATTTCTTCTATGAGTCAAACCGGAGTGAACCTGTATGTTTAATCCGCCATATCCGACGCCTTCTGTATTCCATAAATCTTCACTGAAACTATTACCACCAAGTTTTCCGGCTGAAACTGAAAAGAATCCCGACACTGAAATAGTTCCCTCAAATCCTACAAGCCCGCAAGAATCAGAGACTACATGATTCCCATACTGCGCCGCTCCTATTGGAGAGGTCTTCTCTGTTCCACCATATGTCGGTATGTCTCGAACGGCCACACTTTGAATTGTATTCATCTTGAAGTAATGGTCGTCGTCTGTATTGTTGGTAGCGTCAGCAGTCATACAAGCATCGGGAGCGGAGAGCGTAGTCCCTGCGGTCAATGTTTGAGGAATTGTGTGTTGATTCAAAGTCCACATAACATCCCAAGTTTCATAGAAGTTCTGACCCGACCAATCGGAAGTCCCGCCACCGTTGGAAGCGATACCGGCATTTGCTGTAGTCTGACCATCCTTGATTGGATGAGAATGCAGAGATGTTGCGAATATTGTATTATGTGCGTCGCCATAAGTCAAGCCAAAACCGTTCGAAGGTAAATCGGATTTAGCAAAATGAGTCAAAGCCGCAACCCGCATTCCACCATTGAAGTTTGCATTTGAACAAGCGCCGACGCCATCTAAACCACCAACCGTTCCTATCAATTGGTCGCATGGTGTGTGAAGTGCGTTCACATCGGGAGCGGACATGACTTCCATCAAAGAAAAATTACCTTGTCTTGCTGATGCAAACTTTCTTCGGGGATGGGATGTGTATCTTCCGGCGGTCGAATACGTCCTTCTCGGAACTATGAACTCTGAACGAATCTTAGTTGCATCCCACATTGACCGAGATGAGTGTTGCATCAATTGACAAAACTCTAATTGACCCATTCCATAATTCAAACTTGGCGCTCCCATGTTAAAATATGCTGATTCATAAACAGGTTTCAAATTGAAAGTATTTCCGGAAGTGGGAGTTATTCCCCCGGATGATTGTTGTCTAGTCTGAATCTTTGGAGCATTCGGCATTGGTTGAGTTGCTAACTGTCCGGTTCTTGGATATGAATCAGCCAACAAGTCTGAATCTCGATTAAATCTCCCTGCCGTTGTTGACGATGGGTCAATTTTTTCATCCGCATACATCACGGTAAACGGCAATCCCAAGCCCGCACCCAATGGCGGAATCAGAGAAACCTTCGTGGTTGGGACTTTAGGCACGAATGAATCAGCGTGGGTTAGGGTTCATCACCCTTACTGAATCATATATTGTTGAGCATCTTCCTCTTTGATGAACTTAACACCTCTGAAATCATTTTTCATTGGTGTGAGTATTTCTCTAACTAATACATCAGACATACGAGCATGAGCAAAGTTAGCAGTTAACTCAAGTTGGAATAACGCTAACGAATCCGCTCCGGGTTCTGATTCAATCTGAAACCTAGTTTCGACCGCATCCGGTCCATGAACTACGCCTCTCCATCTCATTATCTGTTTTACTGTCAATTTTTTCAGTTCCATATTCATTCCTCAAATCCCACCTTTATGACCCTTCCACCAAACAGGCGTGTTGCCGTTTGGACGTGGGTCTTTTTCCCACTTAGCGAAAGTCTTGCTGTGATAATAATTCCTGTAAGCCACTACTGCGTCCGGGTCTTTGTATTCGTCCGGCATAGCCAAGACAAAATCGTGATTGTGTTGCATTTGGCATTTTGCTAACTGAATTGAATAGTCTGTTGGAATTGGTAGTTGGTTGTATGCTTTGAGACAACCGTGGACTTTGTTGAATCTTCGATTGTATTCAATAAACAATTGGTTGGTGTTAAGCCATAACCAAGCGTAATTTTTCCCATCGACTTCACTGACATTTTCAAGATTTGTTGTCAAGTCTTTTCCAACCCATTTCGTACAAGGATGGTGAGGATATGCGTTTCCGGAATATCTTGTGATTCCATCAACGCGGAACGGTAATTCAGATTGTAAAAGTGAACCGGATTTAACAAGCGCCGTTGTTAGCATTTGCATATTTTCGACTATCATTTTCGGGACGTGTTTATCACATTGGTATTGAGCCGCTAACATCGGACGAGAATCGAGAACGAAGATGTTCATTATTGACCACCCACTGTCTGACCGTAATTATATTCCGGTAGCCAATCTAAATACATCATGTATTCATGCACTGCCATACAATATACGCAATCGCTTTTTATTTCAGAGATAGAATGGCCGCATGGTCCTTTCCATTGATTACCAATTTCCCAAGCGGCTATTCCATCCTTCAAGAATTGAAGTCGGGAGTCGAATGCTAGACTCAAGCGTAAACCCTCTCGGTTTCAGTAGCGACCCAAGCATCTCCACCGTCAGTTCTAACAGCGTAAGCCCACAATAATTCGTCCATGTTGGTTATACGAGTAGCATACCAAGCGCCTACTTCAGCGTCCCATTGATGGGAAGAACCGTTCATTACAGATACAGTCGGGGCTACTCTAGGAGTCATTTGTTCCATTTGACGCACATAGTTTACGGTCATACCTTCCGGCATAGCGTCCCACATTTCTTGAGTCATTTGTTCCTCTTGGCAGTTCATGTTCTGTCCTAGGCATTCCCCCTTATAAGTGTTTCGAACTATCAATGTAAAGAACTCTCAATAAAAAGGTTTATAACCAAAAGACGACTCGTTTAGTTTGTAAGAGGACGCGGCGCGGATTCGTGAAAGTTAGGGTAGTGAAAGAAACAGAGTGTAAAAACTTGAATAGAATGATGGAAAATATCACTAAAAGGCTAGGACCAACAGCAACGCGAAATCTTACAACCTAAGAGAAGACGGGACAGGATGAGGAAACCGAGAAAAGGAAGAGATTCCAAGAAGGTTTGTAATTGCCCGCTTCTCTTACCTCAATATTACTAAACTCTCAATGAAAAGGTTTATAACCAAAAGGCTCTGTCATTAGTTTGTAAGAGGACGCGACGGACACCGCGAAAGGTACGAACCCTACGGCGACTAACCCCCCGCGGACTTTTACAAAGTAGGAGAACCACGAAGGCGTCAGTGTATGCGGTCGTCGTGCGGCTTGGTGTTGAGGAAAAGGGACGATGACCCGCCTTGATTACCTGTCGAGAGTTCTATGGGTCGCTCCCACCTACACTTAATTTCCTAGTCCGGCTTCACGCATCAGCGTAGCCGACCACGGTGTTTCGCCATGGCGTCCACCTTCTCTTTGATAGTTGAAATCAGTTAATCTTCCTACGAACTTTTTGTTTACTGCACTTCCGCTGTAATCTGTATCTTCATATTCGAACTCGACTAAAGAGCCACTGACTAGAATCTCTTCCATGAAATCAATATCGGCATTCGCTGTCGCCTTGAGGAATGAACCTGTCATCTTGAACTCATCACTTCTCGAACCCATGTCGCTCATTTCCGGATATACTGCATCAAGAACAGGCGTGGAACTATAGTTCGCTTTTCTTGTTCGGTCAAATGAAGCCGGCTTGGTGTTGAGATTTAACGGTATTACAAGAGTCGCAGGTAATATCTTGACAACCACTTTCGCGACAACGGATGTATTGGCCGGAGATGCGTTGTCAGTCGCGCTGACTGTCGCCATATATTCTCCGGCGGTTGCATAAGTATGGTCGGCATTCGGGCTTGAGCCGGAGACAGTTGAACTGCCATCTCCGAAATCAAATGTATAAGATGCAATTGTTCTCGATTGGTCAGTTGACAAAACATAACTTTCAGAAGCGTCAAAAGTTGTTGCTTGTCCGGCTCTTATCATGGAAGGTATTGCTCTCAATAGGGCGACAGGTTTCACTTCTGCTACGACTACAGATATTGCGGAACTTGCTACAGACTCATTTCCGTTGTCATCTTTTGAATATACAACCGCGTTGAAAGAACCTGCTTTCGAATAAACGTGAGCAACATCGTAAGTAGTTGTTTGTAAAGTTTGGTCGGAAAAATCTAACCAACCTGTTTGAGAACCATCACCGAAGTCAAACTTGATTTGAGAAATTAATCTATCAACGTCAGTTGTAATTCCTGTTCCTCTGAACGAGATTATGTGGCCCACTTCTGTTCCTATTGGACTCGATAGGTCGCCACTGAATGAGTTTCCAATCACGTCCAAACTTGCCGTCGGTTTCAAATCATACTGAACTTCCCAATTTCTAATGATAGGAATCTGATTCCAATTAATCGGATGTAAATCAGTTTCATTTGAATGAGGAATATAGAAATGATATTTGATGACGAAACCATTTGTTATTGCTGACGCAGGCAAGTTTGAAAGGTCAACACTTCCAACACCTGCTATGAATCCCGGGTCTAAATCTGTGAATCCTGTAATTGCCGTAGTTGGTTCTGCCTGCGGGATTCCTGTCGCCGCAGGCGGTTCGAAAAGACTGACTCGAATCCTCATACCTCTGCTAGTGCTAATGTTTTCAGCCGTGATGTCGAGGCTTCGATATTTTGCTACGTTAGCAACGGACTGTGTTGTCGTACTAACATCAAAAGGAAGCATGGCCGGAGATGGGATTTGTCTAAGCGTCAAATAATCAATCTGTAAATCTTTAGAAGATACGGCTAGATTCGGACTTGAGTTTGTAATCGGTTCGTCCTTACTGTTCTTAATTACCGTCGGTGTGTTGATACTTCCGTTAGCCGCCAACACATCGCAGGCTTTGATTGTCATTCCCCAAATGTGCTGACCCGAGTTCGTGTCAACACCTTTGCTATTACCATTCAAAAGTAATTCCATTCCGCCTTCGGTGAATACAGTTCTAATTGTTTGAGTTCCCTCTGCTAATGCTGTTCCTGTTCCATAACCAACATCACTTCCTAAACCACCCCAACCAAGTTTATTTGTACTGAACGGCCAAGTATCGGTATTCGACCAATCAGCATTTGAGAAATATGGAGAAGTTCCCCAAATATATACAGCCGGACGACCAAGCGTGAATGTCGGTCTTCTTGTATCAACGCCGGAAGTTGCCACGGATGAGTTCTGTAATGCTCCAAGCAATTGACTTTCGGGGGCAGTCGAAGCGTTGAATTGTTGTTTTGAACCGTTTGATGATTTTGGATAGAACCCAAGTCCGAATTGAGCGTCGTTTGTTATTCCGCCTGTAATCATAGAATGTCTTCCGAGTACAGGATATGAAATACCGTTATCGAACTCAATGAGTGTCATTCTGTTTTCACTGACCGGGACGAATGCTCTCATCTCCATGTCTAACCATACAGGAGAACAACCGATTTCAGAGACGCCTATCTTCGTAGTCTCTTCGCCTGCCTCAATTCTATTGCCGCCATTTGCGTTGTAGTCTTGCCAACCATCGTATGAAATCCCATTTGTATTTACGACTTTGGCGGTTTCTAATAATGAAGGTCCATAACCAAATCTTGTTCCGCATCTTTCGTGAGCCGGCCAAGGTCTGTTTCTTCCGTATAACCAACTTCCCGAAGTTGAAACGGGTTTTATGTAATCCCAAGCGTGGCGACCCGTAGTCGAATCCATGTAAGACAACATAGCAATTGATAATCCACGATGACCCCATTTGGAAAAACTACCATAATCAACATTTACGTTTCTCACCGGATAAGCGCCTGTCGTGTCATTCAACCAAAGACGAGACGTTCTTGAAGCCGTCTCACTACCCGGAACTGTAGTTCCCGCCGGTCCTGTTTGGTATATAGGCCAAGAAAAGTAAGCCTGTGGTAAGTCCCAACCAACAGGCGGCGGAACTCTTAGAGAACCACCACCAAAGGAAGATACTGTCGGAGACATTGAGAAAGTGTCGTCTCCATCTTTGCGAGGACTAATCGCTCTAACAATGTAATTATTATCGTTGTTAAAATGTCCGCTTGAGTCGGGGTATTGAGCATTTCTCACGGTTGGCCTACAAGGATATGTATCGTTTTCAGATTGGGGAACATTGGTATCAGAACTAAATCCACTTCCATGAGAACCAACGCCGCCGAATCTAACTTGTGTATTTCCGGGAGAACCCATGGACGTGCCTACACTCATCGGCGCAATTCCGTAAGGATTAGTGGTTGAGCCTAACTTCAATACTAGGTCCATATAACCCGGTTTTCTTCCTTGACAAACGTATGCTGTTGATGGAGAAGCCGCTGAACCTATTCTATAGAAATGTTCAGACGTTGGTCTAATGTTTACCAAAGTTTTGATTCTAACGATTTGAAACTTGACCGCGGTAGAATCACCATCGCCAAATATTTCATCATATGTATTCGTGCTGATTTCATCGAACCCGGCACTAAAACCCGCTGTAATCCACCAACCGTTCATATTCCAACCACCTGTCGTTTTAGTTGCATTAATTGTTGTCGAGGATGCCGCATCATCTTGATAACCATCAAGTCTGAAATCCGGATTGGGAGAACCTGTTCCCAAGACCCCTGTCATTCCTGTGATGTAAATCGGCATTCCTTCTCGGCATTGGAAATCAAAATAACTTGCGACTCCACTTCCTTCAATGAAAAGTTCCATGACACCGGCTGTCGTTAATTTAACTCCGAACAATCTATGCCTTCGAGGATTCGGTCTGACAATTTGGAACTTTGGATTAATTTTTTCAGTCAATGATTTATTCGTGTCTAGTGCTACCAAGTTCGGCCACGACCTTGCTTCGGCCAAAGCGCTGTTGTGAGCGTTCGAACCTTGAGCCGCCGGTGAAACAGGACCTTGAACGAAATCGAACATCGGGTAAATCTGCGCGTCGCAATCATGTTGCGGAGTATTTCCTGTTTCGCCTTTTCCATCTTTACCGTTCCAAACTTGATAAAGTGTCATTGTATTTTTTCCGCCGATTGTTCTATCAGCGTCGTAAATGTAAGGAATTATATTTCCGTCTGTAATATCATAAGTTCCATTTTTCAAAAAGCAGGCAAGCGCCATTCTCATTCTATATTTTGGCGCTAATGATGGACCGGAATCTGCTGTAATATCGGGATTTGACATTCCGCCTTTTACCGGAGTACCGCTGTTGTGTGTTTTGTTTATTTCAAAGTATGACCACCCGCCCACTTTTCCTTGTAAGTGGTCGCCGGAATATCCTAAATCTTTGTATCTAATTGTAGCCGAATCTTCACCTTGAGGGTCAGAATCATATCTTGTTATTCCCGTTCCATCTGCTGTCAGATAACCGACAAACTCGGGGTTGGTCGTCGTTCCGTAGTCTCTCGGTGTCGAATGGTCAATACTAGCATTGGTTATTCTCTTATCAAATTGATTATTGTCTAACATCAAAGGCATGAAGACCGTTGCTCGAATCAGAGATTGTGTTATTGACGCTGTTGAGCCGTCAGCAGGCCAATTAGTGCTTGATGAGACTCTAGGGTCATTCTGTATCTGCGGAAGCGCTGTGGACGCTCCTAGACCTAAAGCACCGCCACCGAGCATCGCATGAGGAAGGAATGCTTTCTTATGTCCGTCATTTGAACCAATATGCCTGTATGTATCAAGCATCTCTGCGAACTCCTGTACTGTCATGAAAACAGGATAAGGACCTTGACTAAGTAGCCAAGTAGTTCCGCCACCGAATCCTCTATCGGTAGATGAAACGCTCTCGCCGTAAACCGATTCTGCATTTGCTTGAGTGTCCGGAGATGGAGCGATGAGCATAAACTTCGTTTCAATTCCGGCTTGGCTGACTACGCACATGGGACTGAAAGTTCCCGCGCCGGAGATAGTGATTGTGAATGTTGTATTGCTTCCGTCGTTATTAGCGGCCGCTGTGCCGTCGTCTTTGATTGCCTCGACTCTTACCCCCGGCGTATCATTCTCGCTGTTCAGTGAGCCTTCATCGGCATTTGTGAGATGTCCGAAGTTGGTGTGATACAAAACAGGGTCAACAGTCAATCCGCCAACGCCGTCATTCTTGACATAAGCCGGCCACCATCTTTGAAGTTCAACCAAACCATTCTTCAAGCGCGAAAATGGCTTCGTTATATTTTGAGTAAACTTTGCCATCTCACAACACCCCCCGAACGCCTCTTGTTAATGAACTGCGTATAATCTTAGGCATTTCATTTTCAATAATCTGCCTTATATCTCCCGCCGAGACGTTGTTTCCCGCCCCGATATTGATTGAGTCGAAAGTGAGGTTAATCACCTGCTCGGTATTTGAGGTCGAACTTGTGGAATTAATTTGACTTACCATTTCCGGAAGCCTATCGAGCGGAATAACTGCTTCCGGACCGGCTTCCCCAATCAATGCTGTAATTGGAGAGTTAACAACTCCACCAATTGCCATCGGCATTCCTACCGGATTTCCCATTATGTCTGTTTCATTATCTAAAGCATTTCCACCATGATGAACAACTGCTTGCCCGACTTCAAAAACAACACCCGCACCCAAACCAACAGCCGCTCCGGCTAACGCGCCTACAGGACCACCAACCAACGCGCCAACTCCCGCTCCCGCCGCAGTCATCTTCCCGACGTCTTTTACAGAATCGAATGTTGTTTCGCCTTCCTTCCCGACTAACCTAGTTTCTCTATCCTCGTTATCATCACCGACGAAATCTTTGAACTCGGCCATCTTCTCCATAACTGCTAAAATGCCATCGAGTATTGGTTCTATTATCTCTGCTAATTTTCCAATGACCCCAACTATTTTCAATATTTCCGGAACTAATGCGCCGAGTATTTCAACAAACTTCTCCACGTTGCCGGGTTTGAAAGCCTCTGCAAACGCAGGCAATAATTCAGTCTCGACCGAATCAGCAATCATTTGAAACTCATCGCCCATTCCCGACGCTCTCTCAATTGCCGCATCGAGGGTTTGCTTAATCCCACCTTCCATTGTTATCAAGCGAGCAAATGGTTCACCAATAACCAAAGATAATTCCTCGAACTTCGAACGAGTTTCAGCAAGCGCGAAAGCCGTTGAGCCTTCTAACTGTCTAACGAATTGGTCTTGTAGTGTGTTATTCATATCAGTCGCGTCGAATACTAATTGATTCGCTTCTGCTATTGACCTTAGAGCCTCGGCGTTTCCTTGGAGAGCCAATATCGAACCACCACCTCGAACACCGAAGATTTCCAATATCTCCGCTGTCGTAGCGCCGGAACTATTCAGTTCTTCTATCATATCGACTAAACTACCGACACCTGTGGTTTGACTATCGACAGTATCTTTGAGAATCTTGAAAGCGTCATTCTGCTCTGCAAGCGAATCTGTTGACCTGTCTAACGCTCTTTCTCTTTGTCTCGATTCCAACGCACCTTCTCTTTGAGCAAGTGCTAAATCTTCATTGGCCGATTCCAATCTTTTGATTGTAGCCATTTCGGTTTTAGTCAAGTTTCGGTTTTGCCTAGCCGCTCTTTGACGAATCCTTGCGATGTTGATTGAGTTCTTTTCCTCTTCAATACTCATGTCGGTTAATTCGTTGTTCAGAGATTTGAGTTCCATGTTCGCTGACGAAATTGTTTTTTCTAAATCGTCAATGGTTCTGATTGTCGAACCTAGTGCCTCTTTCGCCGCCAAGCCCGCCGGTGATAAAACCGTAAACTCAAATCCTAATCTCTCCATGGTTCTTCTCGCATCATCTGTCGGAGCGATTAATTTGTTGATTGCCTGCCTAAGACCCGTACCGGCCATAGAACCCTGCAATCCCGCGTCTCCAAGCGCACCTACAGCCGCCGCCGCTTCTGATATGCTCACACCTGCCGCCGCCGCAGTAGGACCGAAGAAACGCATGGAATCACCCAATTGTTGTAGGTTCACGAAAGAAGAAGTGAAGGTGTTTGCCAATACTGATGTTGCTCTTTCTAGGTCTTGAATATCAAGTCTGAATGCTTTGAGAGATGCAATACCAATTCCCGCCGCAGTCTCAACATCTGTTCCGGCAACAACCGCGAAGTCAACCATTGTTTTCAGAGCATTTCCGGCTTCCGTGTCTAAATCGGATGTCGCACCTCTCATTTGGTCAAGCGACAAACCGGCAAGCGCTAGAGTTTCAGCCATAGCGCCGACTTCTGTCGCTGTGAACTTCGAACCTGCCGCAACGCTTCGGATTTCATCTTCTAGTTTGCCCATGGCGATAGCCTGTTCTTCTGCTCCAAGGGTGAACTGTTTCATAATCGCACTTGTGCGGAAAAGTTGTTCTTCGAAATCAATGAATAGTTTGACTGTGTTGACAACGAAACCGATGGCTTTGAAAACTGCGAAGAAAGTTGCGAAGGTGATGGCTAATCCGGCTAATGCTCCACCGAATCCCTTAGCCGCCGTAGTTGCCGTTCCTGTTGCCGCGGCGACTCCTTTCATGGCTTTTGTATAACCGGAAGCGTCAGCGGAGACAACTGCATTGACAGCCGTTTTCCCTGCACCCATAACCATATTCATCGTCTCCTACTTTTCGCCAAATTACTTCTCGCCTTCGCCATCTGCGATTGCTTACGAGACGATTCATTTGCGCGACGGTTTTTCTCACTATGGGCTGATATGTACCAAAGTGTATCTTCTGACGACATTTCTCTCCACTGTTGAGGCGTACAACCTATTTCGGTCAATAGCCCATAGAGGAACTGCCCGCCGTCTGATTCGGCGTCAAGTTTCAGTTTCCCAAAACACCTTCACCGTCCAAGTTTCCGACGGTTTCAGTTATTCTCGACGCTAGTTCTGAAAGTAATTGTAAAGGTAATTTTTGAAACTCTGACCATTTCAAACTGTCATCGCATTTTGCTAACATTTCATAGATAGTTTTCAAGCCCATATATTCTTGCCTATCAGCGATGTTCATGTTTGATATGGCAGGGTCTTTCTTCATTATTTGAAACTCGGCGGCGCTAAGTGTCTTCGCCTGTAGTTCATCGACTTCTAC